TTCTAACGAAGGCGACTGGGTTCTTGCTGATGATGGAGGTATATGCCAGATAATCAAACGTGGTGATTTGAAGCACGGAAAGGATACGGCTAAGAAGAAAGTTTCTCCTAATGGTTATCGAAGGACTGTAGTTGGTACATTTAACTCGTCAAAACATTATGGTATGGACACCGATTTTACGAAGCACGTTTCACGCTACACCTTTACGAACAACCCTCAAGCTTACTCATATATGCACCAAATGAAGAACCGCGACTACCTCACAAAAAAAGAGCGCAAGTTTGTTGCGAACTTAATGATGTTTCTTCAGCAGGGTAATGGTAGACAAGAATCTATGATTATGGCTGTGAAGGAAGCTGGGTACAATGCTAGGGATATTCATTCCACGCTAGAGAAAGCCAACCTTTTAATACAACAGGACAGGATTATGAAACTTATAAGCGAACAAATGACAGATGCCGCAGAAGAACTTGGAATTACAGTTAAGGCTGTGATGAAAGATGTGTGGGAGATGGGACACGGAGATGAGAATGGCGAGGGAAAAGCTCGCAGAGAAGATGTTCGCCTGTCTGCCCTGAAACAATCTGGCGTGTACGCTGGAATGGAAAAGCCTGAGCTTAATGACCAGGCACAAATAGATAGTGGATATAGTGGGTTTGAACCTGCTAAAATAGTAGATGGTAAAGATACGCCTAACTTGGGTGCTGATGCCCTTGAGGCTGAATTTGCCCAAATACAAAACGGAGACGAACAATGAGCGAAGACAAGGGAAAAGATTTAGGATGGGAGACATTTTCGGCAACACCGAAGATTGTTGATGCTGTTCAGTATTTAGTTCTAGAGAAAGATGGTAAGAAGTTTTCTAACTTTCTAAAAATTATTAAGCGACCTAACATTAATGGTCGTGTTAGTCAACAGATTGACCACATGAGCGTACATACAAACGCTGGGCGTGTTCAGTTGCGTTCTGGCTCTTGGTTGGTTATAGACGCTGTTGGTGACTTACACGTTTACAAGGATGAAGACTTTCAGAAACTGTTTGAAGCTGGCTCTGATGTTTCTACTGACTCTGGAGCGAAAGCGACAGACCTTACTGAGATAGTCGAGAAACGATTGAGCGAAGCTGAGAAGGAATGGAAGAAAGTTTATGCTGAACAGGCTAAAGAATTTAGCAAAGAGTGGAAGAAAGCTTGTGAAGAAATGATATTTGGTTCAGTCGAAGACTTGAAAAAAGAATTTCCTGACATATTCAAGAAGGAGTCTAAAAATGTTAAAAGTAAGTCCAGCAAATCCTAAGCTTCTTGTACAGCCTATGGGCGTAGAGGTTAAGAGCAAGAGTGGCTTAATCATGCCAGGTAAAGTTTTCGGTCAAGACCTTGAACTTGCTAGAATCATTTCAGTATCTACTGTTATCAAAGATTTGAAAGAAGACGGATTGCAACCAGATAAGATTGTTCTTGTCAATACTCATTCTGGCTTTAAAGTGATGTATGAGGAAACTGAAATGAGACTGGTGACTGAAGGTGACATTCACGGCTATGTTGATATAGATGGTGAAGAATCGGAAGTCCTTGTACCTGAGACACCGTTGCCTGCTGATTTTGAATTACCCGATAACGATTAATGAGAGAAGTAAATGTTACGAGTCGAGCCGCACATCTCCCAGATACTTTTTCGGACACCGAGCTATTCGAGAGTCTTACTAAGATGCTGGATAAAGGTTGGGTTGTCACGAAGGGGCTTGGCTCGTATTCTCTTATTGGCCCTGGTTCAACTAAGACAGGAAAAGATTTGCGAGAGTTAATGAACAAGGTAACGAAAGAAAGAATGGAGGCGTTCTTATGATAATTGTTTCAGATAGAATTTGTGATTTCTTCAGTTGGTTCTTCAGGGTTGGAGGAATAACTCTCTGGCCGTTCATTATCGTTAGGAAGGAAACCTCGCAGAAAACAATTCGACATGAGAAGATTCATATAGCCCAATACAACGAATTACTTGTCATTGGGTTTTTGCTTATATACTTCTTTGAATGGATATACAATATCTTTCATTATGATTTTAAGAGTGCCTATAGAATGATACGTTTTGAGAAGGAAGCTTATGCTAACTCTAAGCATCCTGAGTATCTTTGTTATAGAAAACATTATGCCTGGAGAAAACTATAATGCCAATGCCTAATCATTGTGTTGAGTGTGACAAGCCTACAGTCGGAACAAATGTTCTGTGTGAGCGTTGCTTGCAAGATGAATTGGCTAGACAGGCTTCAGGAATAACTGGGGATGATAGGCCAGCAACTACTGGTGACCTTGAACAAAAAATAGAGCCACAGGAAATAAAATGATAATACTGCCAAATGGTCTTCATCATGCTTCAGAGGAAGAACGAAAGCTCTATCTCGCTTACAAGCACATGATTGCCTTTGGCAAATTGTTTCTACCTGGAGATTTCCTTAAAAGTAAAACGCCCGAAGTTCACTATCGCTTGGGTGCTGAGTTTGATTCAGATAGTCAAAAGCCCTGTGCCTTCATTCTATCCCGCGAATCGGCAAAAACAACCCTAACAAAATGTTCTATTTTACAGGATTTCTGTTTTGCTTACAAGGCTGAGGAATGGGGCTGGTCTAAGAAGCGTGAACAACTATTCCATGTCTGGGTGTCAAAGTCACAAGTTGATTCATTCGCTAATATGGAGTATATTAGGTTGAATCTTGAGCATAATAAACGTATCCGACACTACTTTGGCAACCAGCGTGGGAAGATATGGAATATAGAGAATATCGTAACAGCTACTAACCAGAAACTACAGTCATTCTCTACCCTCAAGTCGGTTCGTGGGCAAACATGGGCTGATTTAGAGGAAGGAACCTTGCGTCTTAGTCGTGCCTTTATAGATGATGCGGAAACAGAGGCTAACACCAAGACCGAAGGTGCAAGAACATTCATCAAAAAAACCATCATGAACGCCATTTTCCCCGCTATTGAGAAGAATACACCAAGACGTAGAATGTTCCTTACTGGAACGCCTGTTCATTGGGACTCAATGGCTCAAAACTTGATGGATGACTGGGCGCAGGCTGAGAGAGACGGAACTACTGAGGATTATCCTTGGAATGTTCATGTTTACGGCTCTACCCAACCTACTATGGAGGGTGGTGTACTGTGGAATAGCTTTAGACCGCGCCATGTTCTTGACACTATTAAAGCTGTGTACGAAAAAACACCTGAAATCGGTGTTGCTGGTTACTATCAAGAATATGAGCTTCAGGTTACTACTGAGGACAATGCAACCTGGAATAGAAAACACCTTCAGTACCACGATGCGCAGTATGAATGGGATGAGGAAGAAAAACAGAGCTATTTATGGATTGATAAGGTTAGATACCCTGTCAATACCTTTCTTGGCTGTGACCCTGCAACCGATATTGATAAAAAAGATTCTGATTTCTCTGTCATTATGATAATTGCTGTAGATGCCGAGAATCGCAAGTATGTTATGGAATATGTGCGAAATAAGTATATGCCTACAGCTGGAATGCGTGACGCTAACATGAAAATTATTGGTAAAAAAGGCGTTGCTGACTACATTATAGAGTTAGGGCAGAAATATCACATCAACAACGGTAGAGTTGAAGATGTTGCTATGAACAGGTCTGTATTTAAGGACTTGAACAACCTGAAGCGACAATTAGATGCGGGTGACGTTCATATCGCACCTCACGCCCCAGGTGGACAGAATAAACACAACAGGGTTCATACACACCTTAACAGTGATTTTACAAGTGGGCTTATATACCTGCGTAAAAATATGTATGACCTTGAGAATGAGATAATAAAGTTTGGCCCAAGAATGGCTCATGATGATACGATTGAAGGATTGTATTATGCCGTTCTTGGTTCTTATAGGTACAAAGGGAGTGCGAAGCTCAAAGAGGCTCCACTTCCTCCAAATCTGCTTGAATACAAAAGGAAAAAGCTGGAGGCGTTAAGAGCTAGAAATAGGAAAGTACAGTCGTCATGGATGACAATGTAATTAATTTTAAGGGAGAAAAATGATGGTGCAGAAAACACCTGACAGCGAAGCCTACACAAAAGCCGAGAATAACTGGTGGCTACTTCAGCGAGCAAATACGCCTAGACGACAAGTTTGGTTGCGTGACTTGTACCAGGGAAACGATTACTACGAAGATATACAGATGACGAGTAAGGAACGTACTGCATTGAAGGATGCTGGTATGCCGACCTTTACTACAAACCGAATGACCCCAGTTATCGAGATAATGAAGTATTTCATAACTGCTAATAGACCGCGTTGGCAAGCTACTGGATGGACAGGCGATGATTCAGGAATGTCTGAAATCTTTGATGGTCTGTTTGAGTACACGTTCCACCTATCAGACGGAGATATGCAGATAGGCCAGATTGTGTTGAATACCCTTACAAAGAGTATAGGATGGTTCAATATCTATGCTGATACTATGGCAGACAGGGGAATGGGTGAGACTATGTTCAATAGTATTCAGCCAGATAATGTCTATGTTGACCCCACTTGCCGCGACTTAATGTTCCGTGATGCGGCCTTTATCATTGTTGCTAAGAATGTAACTAAACAATGGCTTAAAAACTATCTTCCTCAATATGAGGCTGAAATCGAAATTGCTACTGGTACGCCCTTGACTACGGCTTCTGCTGATAGTAGCAATCCTTCAAGAGATGAAGAAGTCTCAGAAGATGCGATGAATACTAGGGCTGGGCTAGATGAAGATGTACTCCCATTCATTGAAACGTATAAGAAGAAGAAAGTTTTATTCTATAACTTATTCATTCATGAAGTGCCCTCCCCAGAGGAAATGTCCTCAGTAGAACAACAGGCTAAAGTTGAGCTTGAAGAACTACAGATGGAACTGGCTGTTCAGATGGAAGAAGCTGTCAAGAACTTTTCAGAACAAGTTGAAGCTGAACAGATTATTCAGTCAAGAATGGATTTTGAGATTCAGAAACTTGAACGCGTACAGCAGTCTGAATATCAGCAAAAACAACAATACTATGAATCTACTTTCCAACAGATGCAATCGAATGTAGTTAATAAGTCTATCAGAAAAACTGAATATGATGAAATGATTTCTGAGGGTGTAGTTGCCGAAGAAGATATTATGCAGAAGATTCCTTATTGGGAAGATAGAGTATTCAAGGAGGTTAGTATTGGTACCGATACATTACTGTATGATGAAGATACAGACCTTGTTCACTATCCGCTTATTCCCCTTCCATTCATGTTCAATGGTGGCCCATATCCTATCTCTGCAGCAAAACCGATGATAGGTAAACAACAACAGATTAATAAGGCTGGGCAGATTACGATTCACCACGCCACGCTTTCAAGTAACTCGCCTTGGCTGATTCAGGCTGGAACTCTAACTAATGAAGAAGACTGGGACATGAATGTATCAATGCCTGGTGGTCGTCTTGAATATGAGTATGCAGGGCCAGATTCAACACCTGTGAGACAGAAACCTGAACCTTTGAACAACGCTTTCTTCCAGATTAGCGAGAATGGAAAATCAGAGCTTGAATATACTGCTGGTGTTCCATCTTCACTTATGGGGCTTGCTGACAATCCATCTGAGACATTTAGAGGAAAGATGGCAAATGATGAGTTTAGTACAAGGCGATTGAAGTCTTGGATTAAGACAGTCTTTGAGCCTGTTCTTACTCACGTTGGGAACGTTTTTCTTGATGTATCACAGCATGTTTACAAAATTCATAAAGTGTTCAGGATTGTCAATGAAGAAGGATTCAAAGAATACGAGATGAATGTTCCAATCTTTAATGACATTGGCGAGAAGATTGGCAAGATGTTTGACTATGAAACATTGAAGTTTGATATTCGTGTTATTTCAAGCTCTACGCTACCTACTAACAAGGAAGCAGAAGAAGGTCGCTGGATTGAGCTACAGAAGGAAGGCATTACTGACGATGTTGAGACAATCAAACATATTGGTGATATTGCTGATAAAGAAGGCCTAATGAAGCGAAAGTCTATATATTCACAACAAGCTGGGCAGATTGGACAATTGGAGGAAGAAGTCAAGAGGCTCAAGGGTGATTTACAAACAGCTCAACGTGGCGTCACAACTGCTAATATTCAGAATGATATTCTGAGAGGTGGAGCCGAGAGTCAAAAAGATGTTCTTCAGACTGAAGCAGAACAGAAGAATCTAAGAAGCCAGATGAAAAATGAGCTGAATTTATTTAGAAAGGAGCTTGCTTTGCTAAAGAAAGAAGTGGCTCAGAATAACAAAGCGGAGACAAAAACGGACAAGAAAACATAACTTGCCCTATTGTATAATCTAGTGAAAAGGATTATATTTAAACTGAAAGGAACTAGAAATGGCTGGACAAGGCAAAAGCGCAACAGTAGATGAAATGCCCGTAAAGGACAACTTCTTTGCGCAATTGGACACAGAAGACGATACAGTAGTAGAACCAGTAATGGAAGCTGCAAAGCAAAACTTAACACCTGCGATGGGTGACGAGTTTGAGCAAGAAGCTGATAGACTGGAACGACTATCTCAAGTCAAACCTCCAGATACCGATAAGGTGGAGGACAAGTCAGAAGCGTCTGAATTGCTTAAAGCAATGGAAACTCAGACAGAAAATATCAATGCCTTAATTGAATCAAACAAAGTCGCTCCACAGACAGTTCAAACACAAACTCAAGAACCGCAACCTAAAAACCTTGCTGAATACCTATTCGGTAAAGATGGAGCTGAGGAGTTCGTTTACGACCCCGAAGAAGCTGTATCTGACCCAAATAGCGATTCCGCTAAATACCATCGTGCTGAGATAGCTCTTGAGGCTAGAAAGCAGATTGACCGCGACAAGGCTGAAACAAGGGAACAGGATGCGCAGACAGTTTTCAAGAATGAGAAAGCAAGTCTGATGAAAGAGTTTAATATGACTGATGCTGACTTCAAGAAATTTGAAGATGAAGCAGAGAAGCGAAATGTCACGCTGAAGGATATTTATCTTATGATACATCGTGAGGAAATATCGAAGAATATAGCACAGAATACCGTGAAGGATTTTTCACAACAGCGAACGAGAATGTCACAAATGTCTCCAAGTATGTCTGCTAAAGGTGGACAGGAATTACAGAAGGAAAGTAATTCTCAGTATTTTGGTAGGCTTTTTAACATTGATGACAAGAAATTTGAAACTACAATTTAATTGAGGATATTATAATGGCAAACGATTATAGTGGAATTACCAGACCTTATGGTGATACTCCGCGTACCGTACAAGCCCCAGCGACTGACCTGAATCAGTCCGACCTAAATGAAATTGGTCGTTCTAATTCGCCAGATACTGGTGATTTAAGGCGGTCGTATAATTTCGGGAATGACTATACTAAGTTGAGTTACCAACGTGACCCATACCTTCACTTCCTGAACATGATGAGAAAAGTTCCAACAGATGACCCAAAATTCAAATCAACTACACGCAGAGGCGGTGCTTCCCTTAGACGCTTTGGCTACGTTGTTGGTCTAGGTGCTGTTGGTGAAGTATGTACTGGAGATTTAACTGAGGACTTAGCTTCTGGTGCTTGGAATAGCGCAGGACTTCGTGAGGTTCTACAGGCTACTGCTCCTGGAATGAGCGCAACCTCATTCTCAAACAGTTCATTTGATACGACACAGGGAAACCTTCAAGCAATCATGATAATGTGTGATTATGCTCGTGTTGGTCAATTACAGAACAGAGTTGGTACGACAGTTTCAGCTACAGTCGGCTATCAACTTGGTGGTGCTGGAACGAAACCTAATTGGTTCCATCCAAACCAAATGATTCAGATTCCTGTTAGCTCTACGGCTCCCGCAGATGCTTTCAATACACCTACTGATTATGTGCTTGCACGTATCATATCCATATTTGATGTAACAGCATCGAATACAGCCGTAACTTATGGCGAGGGTGTAATTCTGAATTGCCGTCTTATCAAGACACAAGCAACTCACATCTATCCTACTTCCTATTATGGTGCAAGTTGGGATGGTTCAACGAATACAGACTTGCTAGATGTATCTCATAGTACAGGTACTTCAAGTCTTGCTCAAAAACTAGAGCCAATGCGTACCTATGTATCTGGTTCAGCTTATCACGAACTCTCAGGTTATGGCGAAAGTCATCGTGACCAACTCTACTCAACCGATTATGGTCTGACACAAGAGTTTAAAGAGACTGCAATGATGAGTTATCGTGCCATGTCAACTGTTCTGAAATTCGAGAAGAATCCCTGGACAGAAGAATGGCAAGACAAGATGCTGTCAATCAACCTTCAGTTGGCTTACACATCTTACTTTGGTGAACAGTATGAAGATGCTGATGGTATCACATATACTGAGGGTATTATCAATTATATCCTGAACAATGGTAATCAGTTTGCATTGTCTTACGCAGACAAAGATGTTGATGACTTCTTAGAAGATATGTCAGCATTTAATGACCCACGTTTCAAACCCGATATGGGAATGAACACTTACTACTTTGTACCTACTCGTACTTGGAACTGGTTGGCTAAACAGTCTGGTTACATGAAGAACAACGTAGAGATTTCTCCCAACTATCGCATGCAAATGTCAGGTAGTGGAAAGAAACTCGGTGTTCCAGTTCGTGTTATTGATGTTGACGGAACCTCAATGAAAGTTGTTCGTGACGTAAACCTTGACCGAACTAATGTCAAAATGGTAGCCATAGATATGAACGGCTGTGCTATTCGCCCACTTGTTGGTAACGGATATAACAATGATGTTTCTGTTCATGTAGGCGTTAAAGATAAAAAGAACTCAGGTGAAAGTTACAGAGTTGATTTGATTGATGCCGATATTGGCTTCAAACATAAAATCCCTGAACTTCACGCTGTTTGGGTTTGATAGGAGTCTATGATGACTGATTTAGTAAAAAGCAATCGTGCTCCAGCCAGTGACGCAAAATACGTTATTGGAAACTATAACTTAACTCAGGTACAACTTGATACTGCATTGAATCATGGTGTTGTAAAAGTTCTTACCGCTACGAATGTTCTCTCTCCAGCAGATAGTGGGAAAACAATCGTACTTAACAACGCAACTGGTTTTACGACTACATTACCAACAGCCGTTCCTGGAATGCGCTTTCGTATTGTACTCGACCAACTTTCAACAGATGCAGCGTTGAAGATTACTGTTGCAAGTGGTGACTGTTTTTATGGGCAGGTTGTTGTTACATCTACAACTGCTGATAAATATGATACACAAATTGTTGTTAAAGCTACTGCCGTTGCAACTCCAACGAGTTACGACTGGCTTATCTTCGATAACGATGCTCAGACAAGTGGCGCATCAGCTGGCTCATGTCTTGATATTGTGTGCATCACAGCACTAAGTTGGATGGTTTCAGGAGTTATAACAACTGCTGGTAATGCTCCAAGTAACCCAACAGTTATTTACGCAGGTTAAGGAGTTAAAGAATGACTAGAACAAGAGTAGGTTCCCGTGGAAGTTTCAGTGGACAGGTAATTGAGAAAATATCTGCTGCAGAAACTATTTCCAATGGCGACAGCGGAAAAGTGTTTTTGTTAGAAGCTTTATCTGCTGGCGGTGCTTATAGTATTACGATGCCAACAACATTGAAGGCTGGCGTAAACTATAAATTCATTGTTCAAGAGAATACTCCAGGAGCGGCAATTACGCTTGCTTTCGGTAGTGCTATTGTATATGGTAACTTGGAACAGCAATCAGACACAAATGAAGATAACCGTGTAGCCTGTGCTGGCGTTAGTAACGTCATTATAGGTACATCAGCCCTAAAGGGTGATTATCTAGAATTTGAGAATGATGGTACCAGTTGGTACGTTTCAGGTATGTCTAGTATTCAGACTGCTATATCAACTAGCTAACTGTAATTTGGGGGTAGGTTTCGGCTTGCCCCCATTACTTTGGAGTATTGAATGGCTACAACATTGTTAAGCAAGGTTCGTGCTGTCACGAAAAGCACTGTAGCTCTAGGTGTTACTGATGATAGCGTGTTAGATTCACTCACGGCAGGTGCTAGATTTGTAATGGCAACTGCCCCTAAACAACTTTTATTCCCATACGCAGAAACAGTATCTATTGAGAATGCTAACGGCTTCTCTTATGAAAATGATACTGTCTTAGTAATTGAGAGAGATGGAAGTGTTTGTCAGTTCTTATCTCCAGAAAGTTACTACGCTGAGAACGTATCGGGTGCAAGTAGTTTGTTTGCAAGAAGTAAATTATTCCCTGGCGTATATAACATAAGAGGGAAGTTATATATCAAACCAGACCCTGCAAGTGGGGAAGCTGGACTATTCACTTGTGTTAAGGTTCCTACTATCATTAACGGAACTATTAGTGTATTTGGGATTCTTGAAGAAGGTGTCATGCAATATGCTTATGGTACTGACCTTTCATCCCTAGCGAACATTTTTAGAGATAGTGCAATAGTTGAGATGGAAGCGATAACAGGCTCAGGTGGTTATCTTGAGGATATGGAGAATGCGCTCCCAACTTACAATCAAGTTGTTGCGCCTACACTTCCAACAGTTCCAACTATAGATTCATTACCTACAATTCCAGATTCTTCTGGATTGCCAGTTATGGTTTCTCCACCTTCAATGATAGACTATCCTAGTGACGCTCCGTTGCCAGCAGTCCCAGATATGGCTGAGTTACCTACACCGCCAGTTGATGTTTCTCTTGTAAGTTTCCCTGCTAATATCACACCTACAAGCGCACCGACTGCAATTAGTCTCGTTCCGTTCCCAGGTGCGATTACGTTGCCGACTATACCTGTAGCAATATCTACTGAGACATTCCCATCTGCTCTTTCGTTGCCTACTGTGCCTGTTCCTAATATGCTACCAACTCAACCCGCAAGTACGCTTAGTGCGCCTTCATTCACATATACAAAGCCAGTTGTAGCTCCTGACTTCTCAGGAATAGATACGCAGATTTCTTCGGATGACGTTGAAGTAGCTCAAGCGGTTGCTTCAAAGATTCAGTCACAAATAGCTGAGTTTCAGGCAAACATACAGAATGAGAACGCTGTCACTAGCGAACAGTCAGAAGAATACAAGTCAACAGTAGCTAGGTACGGTGCTGAGTGGCAAGCTTATCAATCCGAAGCGTCTAGCATCTTGCAAGACTTTTCCAATAAGGTTCAAGCTTTTTCTTCTGAGGTTCAGTCTTTAGTATCAGACTATGGGGCAGACATTCAAAACGCATCATCTGAATCTCAAGCTAAGATAGCTAAGTTCAGTGCTGATGTACAATCATATAGTGCTGAGGCTCAGGCGTTAATCAATGAATATAGCAGCAAGGTGCAAGCTACTTCACAGCAAAATTCAAATGCAATACAGAATTACGGTGCTGATTTAAGTCGCTACTCCACTATTGTTCAGACTGAGATAAGTAACTATTCGGCAGAGGTAGATTCAGTAGCTAAACAAAATCAAGCGTTGATTGCTAACTTTTCAGCGAAAAACCAAAAGTATGGTACTGAAGTCCAATCCGTTATCAATTCTTACCAAGCTGATATACAGAACTATTCGGCAGAAGTCGCTTCAATACTTCAAGACTATTCTGCAAGGGTTCAGCGTATTTCATCTGAGAATAAAGAATCAATAGGCTTGTTTAGTTCAAACATACAGGCTTATTCAGCACAGATTGATAGGTTCAATTCGTTAGTTCAGATATATGCCTCAGAAGCTGGGGTTGTTGTTAGCAAGTTTAACGCTGAGATTTCAATATACTCAACTCAATCTTCCTCTATCATTCAGAAATATGCTACAGAGATTCAGGCTTCTACTAGCGAGTTTAGCTCTGATTTAAGCAAGGCTCTTGCGTACATACAAGAGGCAAATGTAAGACTACAATCAATGGCTCAGTATGCAGCATTATCTGCTGATGCAACTAATAAGGCTAACGGACATTACTTGTTAGCATATAGGTTTATGGAAACTCATGTTACTAAATTTGCAGGCTCACAGCAACAGGAGGTTAGCGCATAATGCAAGTATTAGAAGTGATGGAGCGAGTAAACTCTACACAAACTAACTTAATAATTAGATTCATTAGAAATGCTTTCCTTGAGTTGCAGGAAACATACTATGAGAAGACTAAGACTTCATATATATCATTAGTCAATGGTGTATCTGACTATAATCTTCCAGCAGACTATGTTGCCTTAGTCCCAGGAGGTAGCGACAATGGTATTAAAATTGATGATAATGTTACTGATTCAGGTGATTATCGTTGGACTATCGTGGGCAGAAAGTTACGAGTTTACAAAATCAATGATGAAGAACAGTTGGGTGCTCCAGACGAAAGTTACGCAAGTGGAATTGCGATTACTCATACGTTCATCGGTTTTGATTTTATCTACAATCCAAGTGGTGATTCTACTTACTATACTACTGGGGGGATTACGAACGCTGACGTTATTTTGATTCCAGACCCAACAGCCTTACTGAATACTATTGTTAGTGTCACCGATTTGAACCCAGCTATTCGCACAGATTACGCTGACATTGGACACCACTATCAGAGAACGGCTTACAATAAAATCGAAGACGAATCTCTGATGACTACTGGAAACTTCTATATGATTGCAGCGAGGTCATTAGTTGACTTCACTTCATTAGGTGCTGGTGACAATAACGTAGGAACTATGTTTCTGACTACTGACCCAAGTGGAGTAACTCTTACGCAGAATGATGCGGTTGAGGAATTAGGTACACCGATTACCAGTGGTTCTATGACTGCTGGCGTTGTATATATGATAACGGCTCAGAGTTTACTAGACTTTACATTGGATGGTGCTAGTGCAAGTACAGTAGGAACCGTGTTCACCTCTACAGGTAGTCTGCTGACCTTGACTACTGCTGACTCTGTTATAGCCGTAAATACATGGGATTCTATCAATTTTCTTGATACGAGCCTCTTTACAGACGTTTCTAGCTTGACTTCACCCGATGAATATAGTTATATTAACTGTGATGATACAATCGCGGAGGCTATCATAGAAAACGTGAGAAGTCAATTAGCTGGTGATGATGTGGCGATGGAAGGCCACCGTCATAGAAAATTTAGGAAGAAGGCAAGCACAGGTATGACTATTAGAGGTGGAAGGAAAAGAAAGATAAATGTTCCACCTAGAGTATATCGCCTGGATGAAAATGATTAATTGACAATTATGTAATAGCCAATCACTAATCCTAGTATCAAAAGTCTTGGGTGGCGGTATTAGTGAATAACCAAAGGAGACTATCTCATGGCTAACAAAGAACGCAAAGCTAAAGGCGCAGTAACCAATAAGGCAATTGCCGACATTGAAGCTGAGTTCAAACAGCAAACTGTGCTGACCAATACTGGGACTACCCAGAATATTACCCTACAAAGAAATCAATCTAATAGCACGGGAACTCCCTTGTATATTACTATACAATCTGACTATGATGTATATTTTGCATGGGCTCCTAGCACTACTGATATAATCAATACCTCAAACAGTCTTTGGTTACCTGGCGGTGGCCCACCTATTGATTTAAGAGTCAGATGGGGAGCTGCTGCAAACGCTACGGAAGATACAGTAGTATTCCAGCTTCAACGGAAACAGGCAATCTCAACTAAAATTAGATATGTGATAGGATAAGACTATGCCTAGTTCAGACTTAATGGGGCCAATCACTTGGCTAGGAGGCACGGGAGCTGGCGGTTTAGTGGACATGGACACTATGACCGACCCTCTTTTAGATACTGCCTTAACGACTGCAAAATTAGATACTTATCATGGCGTTATAATTACTGCGGCAACAACAAGCTTTGACCAAACATTCGGTGCGCCTACAACTACAACTCCAGGTAAACGATATTGGGTTATCAATAATGATACTTCTGCCTTAAGCTTCGATGTTGTTGGGGCTAGAACTATTACAATTGACCCAGGTGAAGCTGAACAGTTTATGTGGGATGGTGATGCGTGGATTCATATTACTGCCGCAGATGCAGAGGATATTACATTTAATCCTGCCGCAAGTTTCG